AAACATTTTAGGCAATGCACCGTTTGTCCAGTCGGCAAATTTAATCAACCTACTCCAAGAGCAAGCTGGTCCACAAGTCCGTGCCTTGCAGATTGAAGAGGCAAAGACAATCGCTGCACAGGGCGATGAAGTTCAGGAGGGTGTAAGTGTCCAGTGATCTCTTTAACCGGATGATGGAGGCTAACAAGCTCACCAACGAAGAGTATAAAGCCAAGCGTGAGGCTGATCTCGAGCGCAAGCGCCACTTGTATGCTGGAGCAATGACTCGCATGATGGTGAACGAGGCTCTCCAAAGGGTCAAACAAACCAAAGAAGAGAATGATGCTTTAGCAAACGCTAGGGCGAAAAAGCAGTAATTCTTGCATAGGTAGAGATAGGACACACCGGGATGGTGCTCCATGGGCTTTCCGGTGTGCCAAACACTGGGCTTAATTTTGGAGATAAAATGGCAAAACCTGGACTATATGCAAACATCCACGCAAAACAAGAGCGAATCAAAGCTGGATCTGGTGAAAAGATGCGTAAAGTAGGGGCAAAAGGTGCCCCAAGTGCGAAGGACTTTAAAGAGTCTGCAAAGACGGCTAAGCCAAAAAACAAATAATGGCAACTAGACCAATTACGAAATACACCCCAGAAATGTGTGATCGAGTGATAGAACTTGGCAAAACAGGTGCATCTCAAAAAATCATGTTTTCTGAGTTAGGTATATCCAAAACTACTGCGGATCGCTGGAAGAAAGACAAACCAGACTTTGCAGAGGCTATGGATCGGGCTGTGGTAGAAAGCCAAGCATGGTGGGAAAGAGAGGCATTAGCCAATCTATCAAATCGTACATATAACACTAGGCTGTTTGAGGTAGCAACTCGAGCACAGTTTCCAGCCGACTACAAAGAACGTATGGAAATTAAGCAAGAGATCAAGCAAGATGTCACAATAGATTTTACTGGTGAAGTTAATAATCTAATCAAGGCCTTACGAGAAGCAAACGCATAATTACAAAGTATTTCACATTGTGAAAAAGGCTAGGCATAAAAACCTAGCCTTTTTGCATAAGTAGTAGTACAATAAATAAGTTAAATAGAAAAAAAGGAAATCAGAATGTCAGCAAACGCACACGCAGTACTCTCGGCATCATCATCAAAACGATGGTTAATTTGTACACCAAGTGCCCGCCTGGAACAAACCCTCCCAGAACCAAAACGACATCCCAATGCATTTGACTTTTCGGCAGAAGGCACGGCAGCCCATACACTATCTGAATTAAAACTCAAGTTAATTTATGGACAAATAACCAAGGAAGAATATGATGAAGAATATACCAAAATTAAGCAATCTGTTTACTACACTGAAGACTTTGAGCACTACATTGATGTCTACGTGCTCTATGTTCGTAGCCAAATTGGTGAAAACGATAAGGCTTTATTTGAGCAACGGGTGGATTTTTCTGATTGGGTGCCTGACGGATTTGGGACGGCCGATGTGGTCATTCTTTCTAAAAATACCATTCATGTCATCGATCTCAAGTTTGGAAAAGGTATCCCAGTTGACGCCAAAGACAACAGCCAACTTCGTCTTTACGGTTTGGGTGCGTGGTCTAAGTTTAGTGAAGAGTATCCAGACATTAAGCAAGTCCGTTACACGATTCATCAACCGAGGTTAGACTCAATCAGTAGTGATGAAACAACAGTAGATAAGCTATTAGACTGGTCCAACTATTTTGTTAAACAAAAAGCCAAACGAGCATGGGCAGGAACTGGAGACTTCATACCAGGAGATCATTGCCAATTCTGTCGTGCCAAAGCACAATGCAGAGCCAGAGCCGATTTCAGTAATGAAGTAGCCACATTAGACTTTAGAACACCAGCACTCATATCAGAAGAAGAGATGGAGTTAGTGTTGTCTAGAGCGGGTGATGTAAAATCATGGATTACAGATGTTGAGGCATTCTTTACTAACCGAGCAATTACCGAGAACATCATCCCAAAAGGATACAAGTTAGTTACTGGAAAAGGCAATCGTAAGATTTCAGATCCCGATTTAGCTGTAACGGTATTAAAAGAAAATGGCTTTAAAGAAGAAGATTTATATGCACCCAAAACGCTTAAATCTATTGTACAATTAGAGAAGTTAGGTAACAAGGGTCAAGTAGCATCTACCCTAGGTGGATTGATTTTACGACCAGAGACAGCCCCTAAGCTAGTAAAAGATACAACAGTATTGGAGGACTTTGCATGAGCACTTGGTTAATCGCAGCAATGGGTGTTGTTTATTTGCATGTTGCTGCTGAACAAATGTGGAAAGGTTCTTTAGGAACTGCTATAATGTTTTTAGGATACGCTATTGGAAACGCAGGACTTGTAATTGTTGCCAAATAGTGTATACTGTTGGAATGGTAGAGATTAGCACCACTGAAGTCTAATCAATTTTCAGAAAAAAAGGAAACAAGATGGCTACAAAAAATCCCCGTGTAGTAACTGGTAAAGCAAGATTGTCTTATGCTTATTTGTTTAAACCACAAGACAAGGGAGATGGTAAAACTCCTAAGTATTCCGTTTCAATAATTATCCCCAAAACGGATAAGGAAACAATTGCAAATATCCAAAAAGCATTTGAAGAAGCGAAAGCCAACTCCGCATCGTATTTTGGCGGCACAGTACCGAAGTTGTTAAAAGGTGGATTGCGTGATGGCGATGCAGAAAAGGAAGATGCAGCATATGCAAATTGCATGTTCATCAATGCCAATTCAGTAAAGAAACCAAATGTGGTTGATGCAGATATGCAACCTATTTTGGATCCAGATGAAGTGTACTCAGGTTGCTATGGTCGTGTTGCTATTGAGTTTTACCCATACAACGCAGAAGGTTCAAAAGGGATTGCTTGTGGCTTAGGTAATGTTCAGAAGCTAGAAGATGGCGAGGCATTAGGAGCAGGTGGTGTATCAGCAGCAACAGACTTTGCAGTATAAGTTTCAAAGGATTACCATCATCTAACTTTTAAGAGCGTGGACGTATGAGCTGCGTAATCGGAGTGAAAATCTCCGTGGTGATCCACTCCACAACCGCCCCACTTCGGTGGGGCATTTTTTCCCACATTAAACCTATAGAGACAAATGGATCAATACCAAGAATATATAGCGGCAAGTCGTTATGCCCGTTTTATTGATGACAAAGGGCGGCGTGAAAACTGGGGCGAAACAGTAGATCGTTTTGTTCAGTATGTATTTAGCCGGACACCGGCCATCAGTGAAGACAGCGCGTTGAAAGAAGAGATATACAACGCAATTTATAACCATGAAGTAATGCCATCAATGCGTGCAGTAATGACTGCCGGAAAGAGTGCTGATCGTGACAATACATGTGTCTACAACTGTTCGTACCTCCCTGTGGACGACGTCAAGAGTTTTGACGAAGCTATGTTCATTTTGCTCTGCGGTACTGGTGTCGGATTCTCCGTTGAAAATAGGTACATCAGTCAACTGCCCGATGTGCCAGACAACCTTTACACTAGTGAGCACTCAATTAAAGTCCACGACTCCAAAGAAGGATGGGCCAAGTCCCTCAGACTCCTCATCGCCCACTTGTACGCCGGAGAAATACCTCGATGGGATGTTTCTGGAATCAGAGCAGCCGGAGCGAGACTTAAGACGTTTGGTGGACGAGCTTCCGGGCCGCAACCATTAGTAGATTTGTTTGAGTTTACTGTAGCAACATTTAAAAACGCACAGGGACGCAAGCTAAACACATTAGAATGTCATGATCTAATGTGTAAAGTAGGGGAGGTGGTCGTGGTGGGTGGAGTACGTAGGTCCGCCATGATCTCACTATCAGATTTGGATGATGAAAGGATTAGACATGCGAAGGCTGGACCTTGGTGGGAGACTGCACCTCACCGTGCACTCGCCAACAATAGCGCAGGATATAATTAGACTCGTACCGTTGGAAAGTTTATGGAGGAGTGGTTATCTTTATACAATTCACACTCAGGAGAACGGGGTATCTTTAACCGTGAAGCTGCCCAAAAAACGGTGGCTAAGTACGGACA